CCTTATCTCCCTTTATATCCACTTTGATTTTCATTTCCCTTCCTTACAAAGGATCTCGAGTACTTCATGTCTTTCCTTCAGGTCGATAATCGACTCTATCTCCAGCACCCGGTCCCTGTGCTTGATCCTCATCTTTATTGTGATATCCGTTCGGTATCTTGTCTTCACCCTGTGCGTGAGTTCCGCCTTGATCTGATGCGAGTAGAAATACTCTCTGCCTGAGAGCGGTTCTACGCTCGCCCAGACCGTCACCATGTCCTGCCATTTCACCGTATGGCCCTTATGTCCGTCAGGCGTCTCTATCGGCTGCTGGAACGTGATTCTGTGCCTCATGTCTCCGGTCTTCATTAGATCCTCAGTATTTTGAATGGCCAGAACAGGGCTTTTATTCCCTTCGGGATTTCCTCCGCTCCCCGGTTGTCGTAAAGATGCGAGAGGAGCTGCAGAATCCCCTGTTTCAGCGCCTCCGGAACGTCCGTCGCGAGGAGTCCGTAGCCCGCCATGAATTCGATTATGAACGATGCGAACCCGCGATGACTTGGCCATGAGCAGCCGCTTCTGAGCTTCACCCGTCCCGGCGAGTTCTCGGAATCATCGACATCGTAAGTCGTAGGACCCACGACCGATTCAACGCCGGCCTCGTCGATGACCTTTATGGACAGGCCAGTCGCCTGGAGCGGTGGCTTCGGAATATCAATCTCAGACGGCGCGTAGTCCAGGAACATCTCCCAGGTCTGCGTTATGAACGCCCGCTTCGTTTCTTTTTCTGCTAGCTGCCGGGCCGTCGTTATCAGCGCACTGATCAGCGCGTTGTCATCGGCCGTGTCGACTCTCAGGTGCAGTTTGGCCTCGTCCAGAGTGATGGGTTCCACCGCTGGTGCGGTCTTCAGCTTTAATCTCAAAATCCTCTCCTCTGCCGAATCCTAAGAATTCTGGCTACTTTTTTTCTTTTTCTTTGTCTTCCTTTTCGGGTGGCTTCTCACCCTCCGGTTCCTCCAACCCATCGTCCGTCTTGTCCGGTGGCTCTTCCTTTGTCTCTGGCGGTTCTATGACCTTCGTTTCCGGTGGCTCCTCGACTTTAGTCTCATCGGGTTCCTGGGGTTTCACGATCGAAGCCCATCCTGCCCTGACAAATGCGTCGGCAAGCCTGTCCGGTAAGTCGTATATCCTACGTTTTTGATACTCGTTCACCAGGACTCCGTCCGGGCTGCCCTTCTTGGTATCTTTCATTCTTATTTTCATAGATTTCTCCTTCTGTTTTATCGGAAGAGGGGAGACATCCGCATGCCTCCCCTTTCCCGTCTTGTCAATCTTTACTGGCAATTTCTATGCTCAGACTACGGCTGCGTGGCGCGGGTGTCCTTTGACGATCGCGGCAAAAGCAATCCCAGTTCCGGCGGTTGTGTCGACTCGGAGATATCGTTTGCTTCCGATATATCCGAAGGATTTGAGTTCATTGTCAGTGGCCTCAAGAAGCGTGGGCTCCAAACCCAAGAGGTCGGTATCGGGAACGGCGGCAGCGTCGGAAAGAGCGGGGTCATCACCGTGCATCAACTGGAACGGCATATCTACGGTGAGGGCTCCGCTACCGCAAAGGATCAGGGCGCCCTCATATCCCTTCAGGTCGACAATCGCGTCGCCTGTTTTAGCTGCAGCACCAAGACTGGCGGGGTAGATTGAATACTCTGGTTTAAAGTCGTGATATAAATCTCTCATTTCATCTCCTCCTTATGTGGCCTGTGTAAAGACCATGATCTTTATGGCCTCTGCGTTTGTGACCTGGCCGTCGACGCGTTTTCGCCCGATGAACCCGATCTCGTTGAACTCCGCATACTTTTCGATCAGGCGCTGGATCTCGATCTGGATTCTGTCAACGATGGTATAGCCCCGTTTGAAGTCGCCGAACGCGAGGGAATAACTACCGCTTGCCACTACCGGCATGTCAACGCACTCGATGACCGGATATCCGGCCAGAGTCGAGGGTTGGCCGGCGGCGAGTGAAGGCGTCCAGAGAAAAGCACCCTCTGAATCGGCAGAAGCGATGGCTGCTGCTCTCAGGTTGCGGAAATCTCTTACCGTAGAGCGTTTCATCAAGAACTTTGCGTTGCGGCAATAGCCTTCCTTCAGCGCGTAGACGAGGTTGATGGGGTCTTCTGGTGAAACAAAACCTGTTTTTATACACGCAACTGCGGCTGCTATGACGGCAGCATTCGTCAGGATTCCCTCGGGTTTTCCAACTCCGTTTCCGGAGATGAACCCCGTGCCTTCAAGGACGGCGAACTGCTCGCCCATCTCCGAAGTGATCTCAGACTGTAGGTTGAAGGCGGAATCCTCCAGGTTCTCCTTTGTGACCTTCACTAGGGCGGCCATGCCATGGGGTGTGACGGTTTCCAGGCCGTATTTGAGTCCGGTCGCCTCTTCTTTTTCCGCCGCTTCCGCGACCCAGTAGGCGGCAAATTGTCCGGTTCTCTTCGGGATTTCGACGGCCTTGTTCGAAGTCGGTCTGATTCTGGCAAGACTTCTCATGGGCGAGAACTCGGTGATTGTCTTGATGATCTCGGTCACATATTGGGCAACGGCAAGATAGCCTCCGGTCTCGGCATCGCTTATCTTCAGCACCTTGAACTCTTCGGGGCTGAGCGCTTTGTCGCCCTTTCTCAGCCATGTCTCGAAAGCTTTGGTTTCCTCCGAGGGGCCGTCTGTCTTCTGCTCGGGTGTCTCGATGGGCAGCCGGTTCATTTTGGTCTCTATCTCATCGACCCTTTTCTGGAGAACGTCTTCTGCTGCGAGGCTCTTTTTCTCGAACTCTTTATAGTCGGTTTCTGTGGTCTTTCCCTCTAGGAGTTTGTCATACTCTTTCCGTTGGTCTGCGATGAGCTTGTTGATCGTTTCGACATCTGATTTTACTTCTGTGGCAAGACTCGCTTTGGCTTTCTCGATGAACTCAGCCAATAATGCTTTTTTTTCTTCTTCGTCCAATTTATTTCTCCTTGTTTGGATTTTCGAGGGTTTTAATTGTGGTTCCAAACAAGTGCTCATGCGGCTTGTCTGTGCCTTGCGGCTGCTCCAATACCTCGATGATCGGAGCTAATAGGTTCTTCCGTTCATCCTCCTGAGTGTCCTTAGACGGCTCAGAGGTTTCGAGAAGCGCTGATAACGCCTTGATGGCGTTGTCTATAATCTTCAAATTGGCGGCCGGATAGTCCGGACCGTCCTTTTCTTTTTCGAGAAATTCGATCGCCCCCTCCAGTGATTTCGAGGCTGCTTCGAATCTCTCGTATTTGACGTTGTTATCTTTTAGCCAGGGCTTTGACTGCGCTACCGTCCAGTTGTCCGTCGGGAATCGTATCGACGCTGGTATCGGGTTATCAGATGGCTTGGCGGATCCCTTCAGCTTACCCCAGAGGACGGCGGCCGTAGCCGGCACCTTTATCTTGCCGTAAATAGTGCCGTCCGGGGTACGCTTGAACGTCTTCGTGTCAAACAGGTCCGGGCTCTTTATCCTGGCGCTATGTTCGTTCGGGTAGGGTTTCTGCTCGTCCCATTGCTTGATGTCTATCACAAGCGCGTCGGGATGCGCCTGGAATGTAACGGGCGATATCTCGAAGAGCTTGAGTTCCTTCAATATCCTGGTCGCACCGTCCCAGCCATCTTTTATCGTTTTAAATCCGAATGAGAGGCCCTTGATGACTTTCTTCTTCATCAGCGAGTGCTTCTCCCGGGCTGCTTGGACGTTGAGGTCGAATTCTCCCTTTACCTTCAAGCCTTTGTCGTCCACCTCCAACTCGGCGATGCCGAGGGGGTTCAATATGTCATGATGCCAGAGCAGGGGACGGGTATTGCCCTCCTTAAGCGTCTTCGTGAAAGCCCTTTTATCTATAATCTCTCCCAGGGCGTCCGGCGTGTCGAAGATGGCAGCGTAACCTTCGAAGGTGCCCTCCTCGGTGACCGCCTTAATCTCAAACGGAAATGTTTTCTCTTCCATCTTTGCCTCCTAATTCTTTGATATGAAAATAGGCTTTTTCTTGCCTATTAAAGTTATGTCGTCGGGCTTCCCTATCAGAAGCAGTTCCGGCTCTTCCCTGGATATTTGAATGCCGGTAGCCATTTTCATGCCCTCCGAAAGGACGCCGGGCATAAAGATACAGCCGACATCTCCGCTATAAGCCTTCTCCATC